ATCTCCTTCACAGGATGATTGAATGACATCTTGATCTTGTTACTGGATCCGGTGACGGTCTCTTCACCGGTGAACTGGAGCTGCTCAATCAGATATTCGTGGGCTACCTGTGCGAAACGACGACGCTCCTCTGTATCCAGGAAGATGTAGTCTACGTACAGTGATGCGCTAACCAATCCCGCATTATTAACGGTCTTCACAATATCTGAATTATTAGACCAGCAGAGATTACGGATATCGTTGATTTCTACATTAATACGCACCTCATGGTACTGGAGAGCAATCAGTGGCAGAGAGAGTCCAGAATGGCGTGTATACCAGAACTGTAGAGGAACATATACAGTGTATTCAGGGGTGCAACTGCGCGTCTCCTCTGATACATGGGGTGCACCTGCATCACCACATCCAGTTGCACAACCTCCACTATCCCCCACCTTAGATATTACATTTGTGAGCTCCGGTACATTACCTACCATCTCGGCGTAACCCAGCTGTTTACCAGCGGGGCATGTCAGTTCATTCCAGATATGGAGCCAGTCGCCATAGTGCTTGTCAACACGCTGACCACCAATCTCAATTTCCACATTATTTATCAATAGATGCCCAACATAGTTCAGCCAACGGAATTGATCTCCCGATGAATCACTGATCACATTCAGATCAACGGCTGGCAGTGTTGCCTGGAGATACATGCGATGGATCAGATCTCCATTGCGCCCAATAGTGGCTGACACTTTGTAACCAAATGTGGCCGTACCATTGAACGGCTGTTCTACAGCTTCCATGGCAAAGTTAGAATGGCGTTTGTAGAGCTGTTTGAAGAAAGTAATCTGCGGATTTGCCGTCAAGTAGACATCCTGTGCACCGTATGCAACGAGCTGCATCATACCACCCGTCATTCCTCTAGAACTCCGTGTGATTTTCGGGCTGTAGTATAACCGGGGATAAGGCTGATTTAAAGAGTATCATAGCCTTACAGAACAGCATATGTCAATCCGTGATGTTCTTGTAAGTGACATTATTCCTGACAAGAAACCCTCTTCCAAGGGTACTGGATCGCGGGTGACAACACTGGAAGCGCATCATCAGCAGAAGATGCGGGAGTTTGTAGAAGAGGGGACAACCGTTGAGGAGTTACGTGCTGAGTTGGATATGGTTGATGGAAAAATTGATGGCCTGCCCGAATCTGCCGCATTTAGTGATGAGTGGCGCCAATTATCTGATCAGACAGATGAGCTGCGAAAACGTATTCAGAATATTGAATCAGATGCCAAACGACTTGACTATTTCCTGGATGTTGGTGACATGTTGTTTCAGTATTATGATGCACAGGATTCTCTTGCGAACGGATCTGCTGTGCCAATTTCGGCAAATAGCATGCGGATGCCGGCCAATTCAGTATTGTCCTATTTTGCCTCTGCAACCGATGTTCCAAGTCCAAAATCACCGGCAAAACAGCTGCAACCAGCGCGGGCAGGTGATTTTGATTCATCCGAAGGGTTAAACCGTGACAAGATGTTAGAGAAGTATCTGTCTATTGTGGAACCAGGGGCCATTAAGAGTGGTATCATGCCGGGTTCGGGTATAGAACCTGGCTGGGGTTGTTGTGCAACATGCAATGTGGAGATGACGTTTTACCAGAATGAGGCGATGTTGGGGTGCCCCCGTTGCGGCCATGAGGAGTTCATTCTGATTGACTCTGAGAAGCCATCCTATAAGGATCCTCCCCGTGAGATTACGTATTTCGCATACAAGAAGATCAATCACTTCAATGAATGGCTGGCACAGTTCCAGGCAAAGGAGAATACCGACATCCCCCAGGATGTAATTGAGTCGGTGATGAGGGAACTCCGGAAGGAGCGCATCCATGACCCGAAGAAGGTTAAAAAGGAGAAGATCCGCGAGATTCTCCAGAAGCTCAAGTTCTCCAAGATGTATGATCACGTACAGCAGATCAAGAACCGGATCCAGCACCAGATGACGAATCTGACGTTGTCAAAAGAGATGGAGGAGAAGTTGCAGCATATGTTTAAGGAGATCCAGCCTTCTTTCATCAAATATTGCCCCCAGAATCGCTCCAACTTCTTGTCGTATCCGTATGTGCTCTACAAGCTCTGTCAGCTACTGGAGATGGATGAGTTCTTGCCATGTTTCCAGCTGCTGAAGTCGCGTGAGAAGCTCTATATGGCAGATCAGACATGGCAGAAGATCTGTAGGGATATGCAGTGGCAGTTTATTCGGAGTATCTAAGGTGGATAGAGGAGATCGCGTTCAGGATCTAAGGAGAACTTCTCTGGATAGAGTGAAGGCGACGCAGGGTCGGCCTCTGGTCCTTTAGCTCAGCTGGTTTAGAGCATGGTGCTTATAGACTTGTATCTATGTTTCGTGACGCCAAGGTCGCGGGTTCGATCCCCGCAAGGACCATCTACTGCTCTTTTGATGATATCCGATATCATGAAAAGAATGTGTATGACACAGACTAGTGCAGAAATACCATAGACCCACAACCGATAGCAGCCGGTACGTGTATGCCCCAGAAGTGCTTGATCCAACAGAGATCACTGCGATTCTCTAGGAATACAATCGCTGCCACAAGAGCACAGAGCATTGCAACGTAGTTTCTATGTTGCAATGTCAGTACGAATAAGACCGGTGCTGTAAGTACAATAGCTACCATATCAACATACATGGCAGTATCATCTGCTGTAGTATGATACCAGATACTTGTTGCGGCAATCAGGCCGATGATGGTACCTTCTTTATAGAGTCCTTTATAGAATGCATAGGCTGCAAGAAGGACCATTACTATACAGAACCCCATTCGCTGATTGTGGTATGGGGGTCTTTCATCCTCTTTGAGCATCCTTCTACTTATTCCTCTTCATTTATGGGAGGAGCTGGAAATAGTTCATCATATTCGGCTGCGGCTGCGCGTGTCATATCACGCCCTTTGCGGAGTTGCAAGAAGAGCCATTTGGCACCCTCTTGCTTCTCATCAACACGAATAGTTGGACCATGTGCGAGTGTCACCAGATATGTGACGCCAAAGCGTGCATCTAGTTCAATCCGCCGGATATCTCCAACATGTACAGCAGTTGTATGTAGGAGAATCCAGTCTTCTGCCATCTGCTTAAACAGGGCTCATGTTATTGTGCAACAGAGATATGACCTCACAGACTATTGCCTCTTTTGATCTCGGCATCAAGAATCTCAGCTACTGTGTGGCGACGTTTGATGCTAGTGGATCTCTCCAGGTGATTGAGCGATGGGCCAATCTGAATCTGTTGGCGGATGGCGCGGATTCACAGACACAGACCCGTTGTTCGTGTGGGGGACCTGCCTCCTGGATTGACCGCTCTGCAGCACGTCTGCTCTGCAAGAAATGTGCCAAGAAGTCTGCGAAGGTGCCACTGGAACTAGCAGCAGATACGAAATTGGCCGATTGGCGCACATGGGCGCAGGGAGCACCATTGTCACTATCGGCAGCAGAGGCCAAGAAGCTATCTAAGGGTGCACTGGAGGAGCGGGCTGGTGCTGTACGTCTTTTGCCTTATAAAGCACCCAAGGCGAAGGGTGTTTCCCTACAGAGTCTGTTGCAGGGGATGGAGAAGTGTATGGATTTGGAGTTGCCATGGCTTGCTAAGGCATCTCGTATTCGCCTAGAGAATCAGCCATCCGAATTTGCTCCTCACATGAAGTCTGTTCAGATCATGTTGTTTGTCCTCATTGATCATCGCCTCCGACGCGAATTTGGATGGTCGGGTTCCATGGAGTTCGTGAATGCCGCTGTAAAGACACGTGGTGCCGGTGTAGAAGCAGGTAAAGAGAATAAGCGCGCCCGCAAGCTAGCTGGTATGCAGCGTGTAGAGAAAGCACTGATTGCTGCGACCGCACATGCACAGCTGGCCTGGTGGCAGGGGCAAGCAAAGAAGGATGATCTGGCCGATGCGCTGCTCATGTGTATGGACGGCGTTTGAACCCCCAATTAAAGCTCGCCCCCTAAGGCAGCGATATGAGTGTACAGTTCGCAGATGGAGGTAACAGCGGCGGTGGCATTGACTACTCTGCTTTTGCATCGCGCGCAAAGGAGATTGATGTTGGTAGCGGCATGGATGATATTGTAGAACTCGGCGATGATATGGGGATTAACCTACTGTCAAACCCCAACAAGGTGGCGGCTTCTCCCCGTGGAGGGGCCCGGCAGGTCAATTTTGGAGGTGGAGGTGGTGACAATGGTGGTGCCGTACCCTCTATTCAGATCAGGCCGGTAGATGACATTGATGCCGTAAATCTGGAGGTAAACCCCGGTGTATCGGATATCCGCATCCAGCGTGACTCAGAGCCAGCCCCTTTTGTGATTAATACGGGTAATGGATCTGGTATGTCAGGTGGTGGTGGTGACACGATTGGTTATGATTTCGGCGGCGGATCTGGAATGAATCCAGAGGAGGAGCGTCGTCAGAAGCAGGGGTATTTGGCAAAGCTGCAGCGCCTGGATTCCAATGGGATGAAGGGTCAGCGCATGACAATGTCCAACTCTCTGGAGGAGATTAAGTCAGAGTATGACAAGCTAACAGACGGCCGCAATTTGGAGGCCTCTATTCGGTTCCAGCGCAATGCTCTGATGACATTTGTGACGGGTGTGGAGATGGTAAATGACAAGTTCGGTAACAAGTTGCCCATTAAGCCACGCCTGAAGGGTTGGTCGGAGTCAGTGCATACAAATGTTGAGGACTTTGATGATATCTTTGAGGAGCTCTACGATATGTATAAGGACAAGGCGAAGGTGCACCCCATGCTGCGTCTGGTGGGTACGCTGGGTGTGTCAGCTACGATGTATCACTTGACGAACTCCATGGCGGAGCGTTCGGGAGTGCCGGGTATGTCGGATCTCCTGAATGAGAATCCGGAGCTGCAGCGTCAGTTTGCGGCGGCGATGGCCGCGAAGATGGGTGGACTAGGTCAGTTCATGTCTGCAGCAGGTGGATTTGGTGGTCCACAGCCCATGGGATCTGGACCTCAGGCTGCCCCCATGTACCATCAACAGCAGCAGCCACCGACGCCTCCCCGTAATATGGGGTCCAACACGCGTGTTCCCTTTGGCTCGGCATCGGCTGCAGCAGGAGACGAGGCGCCCCGCGCACGGCGTGAAATGCGCGGACCCAGCGGCGTGGATGACATTATTAAGGCATTTGAGACAGAGCGATTCATGCAGCAGGCTGCCGCGCCCCCATCTGGGGGTGTCTTCGCGCCCTCTGGACCACCTCCGTCACCGCCGAGTAGAGTGCAGATTCTGCGAGAGGGAGTAGGGTCTGGTATGGATCCTCTATCTGAGTTCGGATTCCCTGATGATGCCAGTATTGGGACAAGTACAACAATGAATACAGAGCGCAGACGCGGACGTAAGAAGGCCGTGGCTACACCTGTGGGGGCAACGTTGGATCTGAATGTGTAAGCCTAAAAGGTCGCAGCGCCCTTCTCAGCACCACCAAACGGTTTCAACAGATACCAACTAGAGTTCTCATTCAGAAGATAATGTAAGATCACCAACACCACCAATGTTAACCAGAAGGCGACAACCATGTTGCGCGTTCCGATGAACATGATAGCGAAGAGTAACAGCGGGCGAAATACGATATTCTGCAGGAAAGCTTCCTGTGCAGGTGTCACTGAGAGTGCCATGAAGCGCCCGCCCAAGTTTAGCAGAATATAGGCCAGGCCTAACACGTACGGGTTCATGTTGATACTGTTAATAGACAGCAGTACTGAATCTGCCATGGTTGTTGTGGTTGCTGCTGCAGCAACGGGTGCCATCCCACCTTTTTGTACCATCCCTTACCATACGCGGCGATTCTTTGAACGAGAACCCATATATATCCAGACAGCCCATACAATAGCAGCAGCAATACCATAGACCGGACGCATATCCGCTAACAGAAGCACGATGATAGCCCCAAGGAGCTGAAACAGGGGTTGGGTAGCGAGATCTAACATCTTCTACTGCTTACTGCTGATTTAGTGTACGGCACCATCGTAGTCCACATCGTCACTGACAGGTCGCTCCTGAATGGCCTCTGGATGCTCATGCAGCGTGTCCTCCACAAACCAGTGATCTTTTTCATGGTCAACCGTATCATAGCGGAGTTCTGGGCCTTCTGTGCGATCCTGAATACCATGTGGATCCTCAGAGAACAGTTCCTCTGGGAGCCACCGTTTCTTCTGCTGCTTTGTGACAGAGTCCTTGTTCAGGATAGGTGCATTGAATCCTTCCACATTACCTGACATGTGAATCCCGAAGAGCAACATGATCATGGCGATTCCTAACGGTGGTACGCGGGTGAAGACCCATGCGGAGGCCGCTGCAAATGCAATGGAACCAATCCAGTTCTTTAAGACCCGTCTTCCAGTCACTGGAATCTGATGGGGGAGAACAGCGAGAACTACGAGACCAAGAGAGACAATCCAGGAGGGCTCCACCGGTATCCAATGGAGATGCATCGGCTGGGGCGGGGGTGCTTGCATTCCTCTATATCTTGGCAATGGGATTTGTCCAGCCGCGCAGGAGAGGTTTCTGCATAAAATCGGGGCGGAGTTTCGGTGTCTCAGTGGACTTGAATATGAATCGGCGCCCAAAGTCCTGCCAGATCTGCTGGGCCAAGATATAGTTGGAATCCGTGGGCGATGATGGTGCAGTGGAGTAAAATCGCTGTATGAAGGCTAGGATGCGCTGTTCGGCTAGCACAGCATCACTAGAGGATGGAATTGGCTCCTTCATGGTGGGGTCCATCGGTGGCAACCAGGTGGGCCAGTTCCCCAGATAATCGGTGACTGTGAGATCATCGCGGAAGTTGCGATCGGGATAGGTGCCGTCGGCTAACTGTAGATCTTCACTAAATAGGCGATCGCGCATATCGGCCAAAAGACGGAGACCACGCACACCCTGTTGTTTGATATCGGCATCCGCATAGATCAGCAGATTTTTGTAGTGGAGTTTAACTTCTGAGGCAGATGGTGATGCATCAACAGCCTGTGTTGTGGCAGCTGCTAGGATCCCACTATCCAACTTTCCATTCATGTTTATGAAGCTTTCTTTCTTGGCATTTTGAGGCCAGTTAAGCAGCAACAACAGCGCTGCCGCTGTCAGGATTCCTATCAGAATTACGGTGTCACTCATTATTCATCACGGCGACTTTAATGATAAAAAGAACTTGACAGACTTTAGGGGACATTATGAGTTATTGTGCATTTGACGAGGCCTTCACGGGTCCGGTGGTGCCTAAGAAGAGCACCAAGACGCGCACGGTGCCACCACAGATGGCAGGAGCGCCCGTACAAGGGGAGGTTCCCGAGGCCATGCGTGGATCCACGGATCAGGGTATGGTGGGACGCCTTGACAGTGGTGCTGCCGCACAGGACTTTTTCCCACTTCCCGGTGAAACAGCAGCACCCGAAGAGTGGCAAAAAGCTTTCACTCTTGAAGGATCAGATATGCCACGACCGGATGGAGCTGTATCTGTTGCTGGTAAGTCTACACTTTGGCGCAATGTACCTGTGCCAGCTGTACCTGCACATACAGCAGCTCCTATTGCGTCAGAGGTGGGGCATCGTCTAGATATGCTGACACGACAGCTGGAGTCGCTCACTGCACCAACACCTATGCAGAGTACTGCAGAGTTATTCCTGTTTGTGGCGATCGGTCTCTTGCTGCTGCTGGCGATTGATACACTTCTGCGGTTTGCCACGTCAATGGCGTCCAAACAGCAGAGTGGTGGTGGTGGTGGTTTTCGTATTGGGCGTAGTCTACGGAGACATTTTAGATGAATGTGATTGTTCCCGTACCACTCCGACTGGATTTGCCGGTTGCTAACATACCAGCAACCCCTTCCGATGCGGGCTTGTAAGTGGCAGCCTTCTTCTTTTCAGTGCGTGCTTGTGATGCTGCTGTCGCTGCTGTGGATGACTTCTGTGATCCTTGTGACTGTGAAGCAGCGGCAATCATCGCCTGACGAATGGGCGACTCTTCCTGATAATACTGAATAGACTGCTCTTTCCAGGAGATGAGGAGTCTATTGGGTGACATGTAGATCACTTTGAACCCCGCATGCCGCAGATTCCAGGCACAGTACAAGATGCAATCCTTTACGTCAAAACGGGGACATCCCGGTTGCCATTCTGGGAAGTCATAATGTGTCATCTGATCTCCATGTGGCTGCTGTGAAACGAATTTGATCTTCTGGTGTACTGAGGTCAATAGACGGTTATAGACCTGTAGGCGCATGGCATCCAGCTTTGCCTGATCCTCAAAGAGCGCCGAAGGTGTCAGATGCGGTGGCTGCTGTTGCTGCATCTCCCTTGACATTATAAGAGGAATGCCTGTACCGTGGGTGCCGCGGGGCGTCAGTTTCAGTTCAGGGGGTGTGCGCATTTTAGGACAACTTGGTGTGCTTGCATATCTGCGAGAACAGGGCGTCTTGGATGAAGTCCGCGACTGGTATGGCTGTTCGGGGGGTTGTCTAACAGCGTTTATGGGAGCAATCGGTGTTTCGGCCGCATGGTTACGCGATGCGATTAAACATTTTGATATGAGTCATGTTGCAAGTGTTGATGAAGATATGGTTGCAGATTATATGCACCAGTGGGGTGTAAATACAGGAGAAGCGCTTACGGATCTTCTTGGGAAGTTTGCAGAAACATGGGCACCTGGTATCTCTACATGGACGTTTGCCGATTTTGCACGCGAATATCCAGGTGTCGGCCTACATTTCATTGCCACAAATCTATCAGATGGCTGTTTAACTACGCTTTCCACAACTACAACACCACATGTGCGCATTATGGATGCGATTCGCGCATCTGGATGTGTGCCACTGTTCTTCACACCTTGGCAAGATGCATCTGGATCTCTATACTGTGATGGGGCAGTGCTGGAATATTTTCCTTGGTCGTGTATTGCTGACAAGGAAAATACGCTGGTTGTGGCATGCGATGATGCGAATATTACGGGAAAGAAACCAACCGGCCCATTGGAAACCCTTACTGACTATATAACACGGATATTCCTGATCGCGAACCGTAAATATGTGACAGAAAGACCTCGGAATTGGATCGCATTGAATGACCGCTTGGTGAATGTCTTGGATTTTTCTATAACATGTGAAGAGCGGATTGCACTCTTTCAGTTGGGAGAGCGGGTTGCTGCTGCTTGGCTGACCTTCCGCGCTAAGCACTCAGATTCTTCTGGAGGAACTCCTGGAAACCTGCCGTTGAGCGAGGGCCCGCATACTTTATCTTCTGACCGCCCTTCTCCAGATAGAACGTGGGGTATCCCTCAATTGCGAACCCCTGTGCTGCCTCCTTCTCGTTCTCGGGGTTCACATAGCGCATCTTCACAGAGGTCTCGCCGATGGTCATTGTAGAGCCCAGGCGCTCAAACTCGGGCTTGGCGGTCTTGCAATGGGGGCACCAATCCACTCCAAACATGTAGAATGTGGCACCGGCATCAAAGAAACCCTCATACATATGATGCGTACCACCAGGTCCCAGGAGATGCTGGGACATACCTGGAATCCAGGAAGGACGGTTCGGACGATAGTGGTGGCGGCGACTGGGAACCATGATGAAGGCGAACACAGCCAGCAGGAAGAGCCCCGCGATAAAAATCCAGTATGGCTGAATGGGAGTCATTCTACTGTTGAGCGCGAATTTCTGGTGGTCTAAACATGGCTTGCAGGAATCTGAATAGAGAGATGGCTATGGAGAGACAACTTATATGGAATGGAACACTGCAGAACGTGGCTGTGCCTGATGATATACATGAGGCAGAGGAACGTGTGATCTGGACATATGTTCAGGCATGGATTGTTGTGCGCAGCTCTACAGCTGCATTGAATGCAGCATTCAATGAAGAGTTTCCTGGTCTCAATACTACAAAATTGCTACTCCCCTACGGGTACGCCGTGTGTGGACGCGATCTCGCTGACGGGTTTTTCGGGTACGACAGGTTTTCCCGCGGCGCTGTTTACCACAACCACTCTCAAAAGCCGAAACCTCATGCGTCATTGCAGGGAAAGACTGGTGGGGTGTCGGGCACTTCAGCCCCGCACAAACACCTTTCTCCACGGCCCACATCCAGCGCATCATTGCTTGGCGCCCCTGGGCTAGCGGTGGCGGTCTCTTCATACTCTGCGCCCACGCACGGCGCCATGCCTCGCACGGCAGGATGGATGGGATCAGGCGCCACCAAGCAGCCAGTGCATCCAAGCGCTCTTCACGCGTGAGGAGATTGTAGCGGTTACGTGTTGGTAAGTCGTTGGGAAGATCTTCTGGTGTATCGGGCATTGGGTTCGCTGTATAGCCCTTTTCTGGTGTAGAATAGGCCACGGATGTCATGAAGTCCCAACCCAGTAGCGGAGAGCCATTACAGAGACCTGCATGGAGTTTCAGATAGTGATCACGAATTGGCGGCCAGGCGGGATCTTTCTCTGTAAGTAGCCCCTGACCACGGAGTTTTCCATTGACACGATTATGTATGTCGTACATCCAGCGACTGAACGCTGGTGGAGATTGGAGGATGGCATCTGTAAGTGGCTGGAGCTGAACGTAGTCGTGAAAGGATGCACGGCAGTATTTGCATGGAAGGATATACTCGGTGAGGCGGAACCATTCTTTGACAGAACTGCGGCGCTGTGGTGACAAGGAATCCGCTGCAATCAGATGCAGGAGTTTCCATCCAGATGGTCCCCAGAAACGTGTGTCCATGATAGTCCCTTATTTTATGCAAAGTATTTGAGTACTATACATATTATAGAACTCAAATATTGTAAATATATATTTAGTTATTATTAGAGATGGAGGCTAACAGAGGACGCACCATCCATGGATCCTGTGGCTTATAATCTGCCTTGCAGCTGACCTTGGGCTCTGGGCAGCGTGGGGGCTCCACCGGTGCACAGGGTGGGCAGGACTTGGGCTCTGGGCAGGTTACCACAGGGCAACGGGGGCGGGGGCAGGGAGGGCACTCACCGATCTTGCAGGGCTTATTGCACGTGCTGATGCAAGGAGGGCAGGGAGGTACGGCCGACTTCAGGATATATTTGGACATATCAGGAGGTGCAGGGCATTCGGACTTGAGCATGTAACGGCTCATGTCGGGCTGAGGTGGGCAGGGAGGAACACTGGCCTTCAATACATACTTGGACCAGTCAATCTGCGGGCACTTCTGGCAGTCGGGATTCTTACCATTACTGCAGCTATCATTGCAATCACAGTCACGCTTTGATTTGCGACAGACATCACAGGACGACTGCGTAATATCAACGAACCGCTCAATCGCTGGTGCGCGGCTCATTAGAAGACCTATTACAACACCGACAATTACGAGGCCCACATATGGAATCATATTACGATAGGTCATGACGCTCTATCTGGTATTCTGCTTTTTTGTCGGTGTAGGCCTGTTGCTGGTGGTACCTGTGAAAAACTCGGTTGCAGTCGGGGAGAGGTAGAGATAGATAGCAAAGACGAGTACCAGGACTAACAGGCCGATAGTGAGATAATAGTCACGCATCAGGGTCGCCCACATGGCGGAAGTCGCTTCAGATACTTTATTAACAATGTCCATTCTGTTGGTGTAGGTGATTTCATACAGCGCGTCGTGGACAGTTGAACTGCTCTGGGGTGACCGTGGGTACAGATGTATGCAGACGATCACATACCAGATTGATCGCAGATTCGGCCTCATAACGGGTCATCTGACGGAGCTGCTTGGGGCATCCCAGTGCCTCTGCATCATGGGGGAATGCCTCATGGATCTGTTTGCAGAGTGTTTCGGCGCGGGCCTGGAGTTTGGGGTCATGCTCCTTACCGGGTGCTGGTGTGGGCGTTGGCCGGAATGGTGTAAGACTAGGGTTATAGCCACCTGGATTGCTGCTGGTCAGATCATAGCCGGAGGGGCTGCGCTTGTTCTGAATATTGGAAATCTCACGGCGTATCTCAGCCAGATCCTGTTCGGGTAACTGTTCTGTGCTGAGGCGTTTCAACAGAGCAGCAATGGAGCGCTTGAGTTCCTGCTCACCTGGGTCATACTTGACTGTGAGTTTCCATTCCAGGTTACGGAGTTGCCATATGATATCACTTGGATCTGGATGTGGTCCTGGCTGTGGATGGGGTCCTGGGTGTGGCTTTGGACCTGGACCTGGTCCAGGCCCTGGATTTGGGTGAGGTCCTAATGCAATAAGCGTCGGCAATGGCTGTTCTGGCTGCATGGCATTATGCAGGAACAGACGGGCGGACTCTACACGTATTGGCGGTGTGCCCTTGAACTCCTTCTCTGCATACTGGAGATCCGACTGTACTGTCTCCAACTGGGGAATACGCGCCCGCTTGAGTGGCTCAGGTTGGACATGGCGCTTGTACATTTGCATAATAGCGGCCAACAGCTGCTTGAACTGTGTGTACTGTTCTGATGTCAGGAATGCCATCGGTTGTTCATGTCGTGCAAATCCATTGATCTCAGACAGATCCGGAACGAATCGCTGCCACTTCTTGTTCTCAACACGGAGTGACATAATCTCCTGTGCAGCCGCTTTATGAGTCATAGTAACCTTGCCACTGGCGATCTGTGTCTTGATATCCGTCTGGTGATTCAGGAGTTCCGCACGCTTATCAATCTGCTCAAAGGAGAGTGATCCAGGGTTATCCCGTTCATACATATTGGCCGACTGCACCCAGATATCAATCTCGTTATCTAGTTCGCGGAGCTCCTTGATGGATGCAGGAGCATCTGCGGGTGCTACACCGGCACCGGGCACCATGGTGGGGCGCTGTAGAGCCTGTGGGATTTGCGTTGTGTAGCCGGGCATGGGCGCCTTATTCAGATCAGCGGGGACGTTGTCATAATCGGTATCGGCATTTAGTGGGTTATACGGGCGACCTGCTGTAGGTGGATTCAGAAACGACTCAAATGGCCGACTCTGATAGTAGAGTAGTGCAGCAATAACAAAGATTGCTATTGAGGCGGTTACAACGGGTACCGACATCTCCTTATTGTTAGTCGGCGATTATGGTAGTGTGCAGTTCCAGCAGGGAATCTCATCCATCTTGATGTACTGCGACATGTCGGGGCAGCTGGGGCAGTCGGGGCAACGATCTTTGTGGTGGTTGGGTCTTCTTCTCTCGCAGGCATCCTCACCATTCTCATAGTTATCCTCATCATCCTCGTAGTCATCATATGACTTCTTATATGTATTGGATTTCTTAGACTTCTTCGTCTTCTTTGTATCCTCTGCTGCAGGTGCCGATGCCATCGCATGCAGCAGATCCAACTCACGCTTCAGAGAGTCAACCTTCTTGGTCTCCGTGGCAATATCTGTCTTCAGCATATTGGCCAGTGCGGGTGATGCGGTTATCTCCTGTTTCTCACCCAGTGGGGCGAAGCCCTCTGTGATCTGACGACCCATAGCCAGGCCGATTGCAATCAAGACTAACAGTAAAAGTGACAGTAGCAGCGTATTCATTACTTAGTGTAGCGAAAATGAAGCGCACATGGATTGACGACGGACAAGTGGAGGTAGGGTTGGATGAGGCGGGGCGGGGGTCACTCTGGGGGCGACTCTATGTGGGGGCGGTGATCATGTCGCCGGAGGATGAAGCATACTTTGATAATGGAGTGACCCTGCGTACCATTACCGATTCCAAGAAGCTGACGAAGCGACGTCGTGCTATCCTCGCGGACTTTATCAGTGAGAACGCGATTGAAGCAACGGTTGCCTGGTCCGAGCCAACAGAGATTGACATTGTGAACATTCTGCAGGCAGACATGGCGGCGATGCATCGTGCTCTGACATCAATGACAACGCCATTTCAGCGTATCCTAGTGGATGGCGATCATTGGAAGCCGTGGACTTCGGCAGAGGGAGAGCTGATACCGGCGATTACGATTGTGGAGGGTGATTCACGATCGCTACCGATTGCTGCGGCGTCGATCATGGCCAAGGAGGCACACGATGCGTGGGTACGGGAGGAGATTGCGAAGAGACCAGAGCTAAACGAACACTATGGGCTTGGTTCTAACATGGGTTACGGTACGGCGACCCATATGGAGGGGCTGAAGACCTGGGGTGCGGATGCACTGCATCGGCGATCGTTTGCACCTGTGCGATCTGTCCTTGGGCTTGCTGGAGTTGAGAAGAAGAAGGGTCGGAAGCCTCTCTTTACTTCCTAGAGCGGCGGGTCTTACGATTGCAGCGTCGGCGACTGCGGCGACCACCAGTCTGCGGCTGTAGCTGACGAAGTGCCTTTTGGAATTCATCATAGCACTTGTTAATGCGATCAACATATGATTCTGAGTGATTGTGTGCATCACGGACTTCATAGAAATCTGCATCATATTCATCAATCTTTTTGGCAAGATAACCGATCTTATTGACCAGTTTCATAGTACGTCTGCACCAGCTATTGACATGCTCAGACATTCTATTTGTATGTTATCTTATTATGTGGAGCAGAGGCAGGAGGGAGCTTCTCTATTTAGAAGAAACGGAACCATCTAACACAGAGTATTAGATACTAACGTTTCTTCCATTTAGAAAAAGCGGAAGCCGCCCTGCTGCTGCTGCTGCTTCTGCTGCTGCTTCTGGGACTGCTTCTGCTGGCGGCGGCGAGTAGAACGGGTCTTGCGGCCAACGCGGCGGGACTTGCGGCGACCACCCTGCTGCTGCTTCTGCTGCTGCTTCTGGGACTGCTTCTGCTGGCGGCGGCGCATGGACTTACGGCGGGCAGAACGGGAACGGAGAGACTTGGCCATTTATATTCTGGACAACCATTTTTATCGGAGGAGCTTGGGGGTGCAAAGTTGATGAACGCAGGGTGGGGTACCGGGTATTTGTGAACGATGACTACTTGCAAGATTCTTCTGATTGATACAGAGACCAATGGTCTACCCGCCAATATGTTGGCACCCATCTCCATGACGGATGCATGGCCTGCAGTTCTGCAACTGAGTTGGCAGATCTATGAGGTAACCGGACGAACCATGACACCGGGGCCAAAGAGGGATATTGGCATCGCCTTGCATCCATCTATCGCCTGGAATACTGATGCGGCAAAGATTCATGGGCTCATTGAGACAGAGGCACGTCATGGCATGCCTGCTGCAGATGCATTCCTTGAGATTGCCAAGGTGCTTCGCAGTGTTGACGTTGTCGTAGCACACAATCTCTCCTTTGATAAGCCAGTTCTCCGTGCTGCGGCATATGCAGAGGGGTCACGGTGTGACTCTACAGAAAAGGAAAAGGCTGCTGCACTTCGTACTATCTGGCCGCCGGGGCTTGGAGAGCTCTGTACTTGCATTGGAACACGTGATATTGTGCGTCTGCCACCTAGTCGGGAGGGTGGGTCCTTCAAGCGCCCCAAGCTCAATGAGCTCTACACTTGGATCTACGGGCACCGTTATGACATGTCGGGGGCTTCACTCCATAATGCCAAGAGTGATGTGCACTGCTTGGGATCATGTCTATCTGGATTGCTGCGTAAGGGACTACTCACGGTAACAGAGGGGCGCCGCCTCAAGTTTGTTTCTGACGCGACCGCCTAGTAACACGAAAGTTGGACTCAATCTGGAGTGCGCCAGCCAACTCCTTTTGTTTCTCCTTGACACGCATACGATGTGCACGTTTGAGTTCGGGCATTGTCGGTTGATGGCCGACACACTCTAGTGGAAATACTTCATGGGCGGGGACACCCTTTTTGGAGGCTGTGAGGCGACGGGTAGACTCCAGCTCAATCAGTTCCTGGACCACACACAGCAGACGTACGGGTAGGAATCCCTTGAGATCCGCAAAATGCATCGCAAAGTACATCTGAATCAGGAGATCAATGGAACCCAGACGATAGTTGGCGGGGGACTTTAGAGTAACATACGCATGACAGGCAACAGCCTCAAACACAACGGCTACCAGCTGTTTCTTGGCTGTGCGGAGTCCCGTACGTGCCGGTAGGAGTTCTCCCATTGCGGCATGCTTTTCAGTACGGAGGTTCAGCTGGCGTGTCAGTGTGGATACTAGATCCTCGTGTTTGTCAGTGATCATCATCACTATTTCGTCGGCGTCTGGAATGGCATTCGGCGCCTCATGATAATACGCACCACTCAGAAATATGGCACCTGCGTTAATACCCGTTGTGACAATCCGCTCATGTAGAGGCGATGGATTCTCTTCTTTACGTGGCTGCAAGGGATCCACAGGGCAACGACCTGGTCGCAGTGGATGCTCTTCATTCAGCAGCAGGAGGCGCTGATAGACTTTTTCCCAGCGGCTCACCATGCCAGCAGGGCGAGACAGCTCCAGATACATGTTCATGCGCAGATAGTTCACACTGGCATAATGGATACCGCCGATTGTGGCAGAGTCAGCGACAACCCGTGCATAGATATCGGGTGGCATGAATGTGATATCGGCGGCAGAGCGATAGTTTACAAAAATCTTGTACGTGCCCTCATGGATACCGAACTTGGCCTCTACATCTGTGAATCCCTCCTCCTGAAATGCTACAATGAGATCAGCACAGTCCTGTAGTGGATCTGGTGTCATGAAATCGTAGTCGGGAAGATAGAGATTGGGGTCATAGAACTTACGGGCGGGTGACAGATGGGCATTAATGGCTGCACCGCCGTAGACAACACGCCTTTTGACCCTAAGAAACCGCTCCATGATGTCTACAATCTTGCGTGCCTCGGTGTCTTCGGCAGCAAAACGCTCCTGATAGTCAGCAGCTTCTGCAGCGGCGGCTTTTGCTAGACTCACAAGTTCATCCAGCTTGGCTGACATGTCCCTTACTCTGGTCCTAGAGTTGAAAATATGCATTTAGGACGGGCGTATAACGGAGCTGATGCTGGAGTAAGATACCAAAACGGGTTCCTGCAGAGAGTGGAGTGCCGCTGCGTTGCATTGTCTCATAGAGATGTTGTGTACCTTCTAGTGTTGCGGGATAGTCATCATAACGGATACTGCTGGTCGGTGGTATGAAAGTATCGTGTGTCCATATGTAATGACCGGCATCAATCATGGAATCCTCTTCGCCGCCGAAGTTGCATATCCAATGAGACCCATGTGGCCAACAGAAATCTGTATCAAAGAAAATACGGGGATCATCCTCTTGGCTCATTCTGTGCTCTACAGGATGGTGGGCCTTAGATCTTACTTCTTTTTCATGAAAGAGTACTTGCCGAAGACCGCAGGGGTAAACAGTGATGTTAGCACGGCATCGGTCTTTTTTGGAGAGAAGTAGTTCACGGCAACGAACTGTGCACCAGTCTGAATGCAGGCGGTGTAGCCGCTATTTGTACCTGCATAGAGCTGTTCATTATTGGTGGACTGACCGCCAATCGTCGGCTGCACAAGGCAGAAACCGGCCTCTGCCAGTGTCATCAGAGTGGCGTTGTTGGCATTGCAGTTGGGCTGATTGGCAACTGTGATCGCTGCTGCATTGGCCGGATCAAAGATCATCGTATTTGGTGTCTGCTCAATGGCATTTGTGACTTCGCCCAACTTTGTTGCAAGGAGTGCGGGTACAAACTTGGCATACGTATTGATACCAGGAAGCTGATTGTAGTTGGTCTCAATATCTGGAATCACAATCGTGAAGACACGCCCCATGAAATCTGTAACAGGCGCATTACAGAGATTCTTCTGATTCTTAGCCTGATCATATTGAGTGCCCATACGACGGGGGCCGATCGCAGCCTGCACCTGGGTTCCCAGGAGATTGAGATAATCTGTGCTCATGGCACCATGGAGCTTCAGAATCAGGAAGAATGGATCCTCGCCCTGTGACCCGATACTGTTATTGAAGGCAGCAGTCACGGCCGACTTGACAATTTCACTGGCAGGACGCTTATTGCGTGTCAGATGATTCCAGTTGCTGTAACGCCCCACACCGCGATTCAGACCCCAACTAGTAGCCCACAGATTCTGTACTGACCACTGTGTCGTATCCAACATGGTACACACCACGGGTATCTGCGGGTTGGAGGGATCGGGCCAGATATCCAACACGATGGCACGTGCACCGGCCTCTACCTGAAGGCGGGCGGCCTCGGGATTTACAGAACCGTTGTAGGGTGACAGTGGTGCAATATCCTCTGTGAAGATGCCGCCGAAGTTGGCTGTGGCAACTGTAAATGAGACCATTGGTGTTTCACCAGAGATACCGTTGGCTGACATGTATTCAGTGAGGGATCCACGGGCTGCACGGGCGCCGTCATAGTCAATATCTCCCCATCCAGATGGCTGGGCTGGAGTGCGCACTGTATTCGTGAACATAACGCCAAAAACGGCGATGATCATAACCACACAGAAGGACACGAAGATGTGGAAGATAACGGGTACCATGGGGTTTGATAGCTCACCGACAATAGGTGGAATTAGATCAGTGAGTTTTGTCATGGGGTCCTCTATATTCTGTGTATGAATCTTGTTTACAGGAGTGCGCGGAATGCGGTAGCTGCCATGACAGCTGCACCGAGACTCTGTGCCTTCTGAATCTTGACAGAGGTTGGTGTCGGGCCGTCAGGGTGGATCACATGAGTGGTCTTCTTTGTGATGGTGTCGGCAACTATGTGACCAGCTGCCTCTAGTGTAATGCGAAGCTCCTTATCGCGGAACTCTGTGAAGACCACTGTCATCTGGTTTGCGGTAGGGGCTGGCTGGACAGCAGGAAGGGAGGTGGGCATGGGAGGAGGGAGGGATACCATCATGGGAGCGATGTTCTCCTGGCGCCATGCTGTATAGGCGGGGATTGCTGCCAGGGTCGCATCAATCGTAGCATCACTGATACCAGCAGGGCGTGCTGCCTTGAGAGGAGCAGCAGTCCAGGTTGCAGGATTAGGATTAATGGTCAGCAAAGGCTTCAGCTTCGTGTGACCGACACCACGGGGCATCTTGCAGCTCGCCACCATGAAGTTGATCTCGGTCCACTTGGACTGTCCTACACGAATTCCCATCCAGATCCGCTCCGCCATCTTTCCCTTGCAGCCATCTACCTTCGCAGCAATGTCTGCAACAGATGCTGCATAGATCTTGGCGATCGTGTTGAAGCCAGCAGCATTCAGTTTGGCAACGAGACCCGGGCCCACATTCTCGGCACCCAGCTCACCAAGAGCATGAGATAGCTGGATACAGTTCTGCTCTGTGTCAACCGTGCCTGATGCAGCGCGGATATGAACAGCAGTTGTTTCTTCACCAATCCACTCATAACCACCAGCCGGCATGGCTGGACCTGATGGCGCGGGGACATGCACTGCGATAATCTTGGGAATCACATCGCCAGCACGAAGAATCTCAATACGGGCACCTGGACCCACAGCATTCTCATAGATCCAGCGACCATGGAGACCCGTGGCAGCACTGATAGTAGCACCTGAGAGCTGCACCGGTTCAAACAGAACACGGGGGATCATGTAGCCGTGGTGGCTGACATTCCAATCTACTGCAGTGACAGTTGTGACGGCTGTGCGTGCAGTGATACGTGTCTTCCAAGCCATACGATCCGCAGGGTTCTGTGCGGCACCATTGCGCACCTCTGGCTGATATGTGGCGACCCGTGGAGTGTTCGGTGCAATCACGATACCATCCAGCTGATACTGACACTTCTCCTCTGCCACACTGAAGATCTCACTTAGGCGGGCCTCGTTCATATCAATGGCAGGAATCTTGGACTCGCGTGCAGTCTCAAAGCCGGACTTTCGCATGAGTTTATAGGCCTCCTCTGGAGCCTTATCGTTAGGACTAATGAGCTCGTACGCCACGAAGCGCACGGCGGCAAACAGTGCAGCATCAAACTCGTGGGGCTTACGATTGAGGATACCAGCCACGATGTTGCGGGCCAGCTTTCCAGCAGGGATTACTGGGCTATCTGTACGGATAATGAGCTCACCGCGCACTGCAGTGACTGCTGCAGTGGTAGGGAGGCCCTGGAAGTGCTGGGCAAAGTTGGAGATATCGCGACCCGCCATGCCATCACCACGTGTATAGAGCTTACCTGTAGCAGGAAACCAGAGTGCAGAGCAGCCATCCAGCTTCGTGCTCAGATGATAGTGGGATGCACGAGAACGGGTCATCCACTTGTCAATCTCCGCCTGGAGCTTGAGCTTGTCAAGAGAAGGTAGCGGTACAGGCAGTGCCACCTCATCACCTGCGGCAACGGGTGCACCCACAGTACGGAGGAAAGGATGTGTGGGATTCAGTGACCGGAGCTGGTCAATACCGGCATCAAACTCTTCATCTGTCATGAGCAGTGTGAGACCATTGTGATAGTTGTAGGCAGCCTTCTGTAGGCGATTTACAAGGAGATCTACTGTAGAAGTCATCGTCGTTATTACGGCGGGTTGTTTGTGATTGGGGTGATCACTTTTTTGGGGTCAAAGCCCAGTGCCCATCAGAGATATAGGATGCCTGCTCATAGCCCATGGAATGGAGAATCTCTGTGGCCAGACGGGCACGCTGGCCGGTATTACAGTAGACCAAGATACGGGTATCTTTATTGGGATAGAGTGTCGGCATATGTGCATATAGCTGATCTGATGGAAGATGTATGGATCCATTATAGTAGCCGAAGTTGTCACGTTCCATCTGTGTACGGACATCCAGGACTACATCATAGGACCCTTGCGCGAGCCCCTGGCGGGCATCCTTTGCGGAAATACGATACGGGGAGTTGCGTGCATAGTAGATTGCATAACCAACAAGGGCTATAATAATACTAACCAGAACTGCTAACCACCACATCTCTGTTCTACTTACAGATCATCTTCTGTAAGCCCCATCGCGGCTAACACTGCTGCATCGGCCTCTTGCATACGGGATTCCATCTTTGCAGCCTTCGCCTTTTTAGAATCCTCTTCAGGATCGGGTGCTCTGTCATTTCGTATAACTGCTGCATTTGGATCAGCTAGTTCTGCTGCCAGTTCTTTATAGGGAAGATCAATCTCCTGTAGTGTCTGTTGGATACCATCCACTGACCAGAGTGACTCGGGTTGGCTCTGATAGGAAGCACGTATCTGGAGAATCCACGCTAACAGAACACGCATGCGGTCAGCAGCGGTCCAGCGTTTGAAATGCAGTTTAAATGCCTCTGCGACAGCAGAATGAAATGTATTCCACCCACGGTGAAGATCCTGTCTTGTTATAAGTGCAGCGCGGCCAATCTCTAGCCAGAACCAGATAGGAGAGGATCGCTGTTTCGGAGGCAGAGCCGCTGGCCCACGTTCTCCACATTTTAGTGGTAACTGGAGGCCTTGTTGTGCAGTCGGCAGCAGTGTCCATGCTACTACAGAGAGCGCGCCACGAAGATCACCCCGTTGAATAGAGTCCAAGAATCGGCCCGCCATAATACGGAGGTCCATGGAGTCATCGTCGCGCTGCCACACACGCATGACAGCGGGGCCGTCTGCAGCTGGAGGAGGAGCGGTATCCCGCATATTCCCCACATCATAGATTGTAACCTCTTTGGTAGGCCACACAACGGGTGTCTGACGTGCCTGTGACAGGAGACGTTGTGTTGTCTCGGCGGCAATGACACGTACACCAGGATCATTCCGAAATCCTGGCCAGCCTTCACCGATTGTGACATGTTCCTGTGCCTTTGCAGATATGGATGACCACAGTTGCTTTAGAAGTATAGGGAGAGTTGGAGAGGCGGAGCCTGCACCTTGTGCCTGAGCCCAGGAGAGCCAATAGGAGGCCCACAGTGATCCCACAGCACCGGGTGTAGCGACGAGTTCGGCTGTCCAGCGACGGGCGGCACGATGATCCCGTCGGTCAATCGCATCGCGAAGTGTCTTCCGTACATCGGATAGACCATATCCACATATGGTTGTGGGTTCGGGCATCTACGTAAAATCGGGAAATTGAGCTTAAATAGCACGCAAGAGTAAGGATGATGGTCGCATTTGAAGAGATAGATCGTGCTGTGATCTATGGTGGTGATGTATATGCATGGATGCGACGTATACCGTCTCTACCTGAGGCTGCTGCTGGTACATATCAGCGACACTTGTTATGGGCTGGTAAGAACTGTGAGATCTACGGGATTGTATGGGGTTGCGGTGCGGATTCAGGTATGCACCCACACCCTGAGGGTGGCTGTTGGATGCGGGTATTTGCAGGTGAACTTACAGAAGAGATAGCTGGGGGATCGGTGCGCCGTATGATGCCTGGAGATACAGGGTTTCAACGAGGTGCTGATGGAATACATCGGATTCGCTGTGGTCTTCGTGGCCCCGCAATCTCCATGCATGTCTACAGTCCAAGGGCGTTAGCTCGCGCTACTAGGGAATCGCCGAGTAACACAGAGGAGTCAGCATGATTGAGATTGACTGGTGGCCATTGGCAATTGCAGTGTTAATTATTCTCATGTGTGGATACTATATCCTGGAAATTATACGATCTCATGCACGGCGCCAGCGCATTGATCTTGCGGGGATTGAACCGTTTGCAAATCCAGGACAGGGAGTAGATTCTCGCCTAGATGACACATGTTATGATAAGTTCTATAGCAAAGTCTATGATCTACTCGTACAGCCTGGGGCAAGGGCAACGATGGAGGTAAAGATCCCATTGGAATGGATGACAACGAATGGGCGTGAGACATCGCAGTTGCGTGTAGCAGATATTGGGTGTGGGACCGGTGTACAGGTAGAGCTGTTTGCCCGGGAAGGTGTACATTCTGTTGTCGGTTATGATCGCTCTCCCGATATGATTGAAGCGGCAAAGAAGGCATATCCTGAGAGAAACTTTCAGGTGGGAGATGCAATGGTACCGACAATGGCTGCAGCTGATTCTTTTGATCTAGTGACAATGTACTACTTCACAGTCTATATGGTCCCTGAGCGTACTCAGATGTTAAAGAATATCTATCTATGGTTGTCCCCTGGTGGTATCTACTGCGTACATATCGTGAACAAACTCAAATTTGATCCTGTGCTAGAATCAGCCAGTCCATTTGTTGGATTTTCAGTCCAAAAATACGCAGATGATCGCATTACACGATCACAGGTGACATTTGATGAGTTTGAATATTTCGGTGATTTCCAGCTGCACGGATCACAGGGTTCCTATGCAGAGGAGTTCCGTTTCAAGGATGGGCGCACACGGAAACACGAACAGCGTGTATGGATGCCGAATATTGACATCATTACTAAGGAGATAACTGATATCGGATTCAAGTATCTCCATCATACGGATTTGACGGCAATCGGTTACGAATACAACTATCTATTCTTGTTCCAAAAGTAGGCGATGGAAATACGTCGTGCAGTGACCGGACGAACCCATTTGTGCAATGCAACGCCAATCGGGTACATTGACAATCTGCCCAATCACCTCTATGTCACGATAGAGTGAATAAAAAGGAGTCAGAGTGAGTCCTTGATCCATTGCAACACAAATCTCCGCTTGATTATATGGCGTGAGAAACCGTTTCGGTTCTGATGTTATATAGAGTGGACTACAGTGACCGGCTGTTGTTTGGCCATTGAGACGCACCAGGATGGCCTGTTTCTTGCCCGCACACACAAGTGATGTACCAACTGGCAGCGACATTAGTAGATTTGACTCACGTGGGAGTGCGACCTTGAGTGGATTTGCTGCGAACTGTGCAACATAGTCTGCTGAGTGTGCAAAAGGAATATGGAGCTTTTGTGACTGCAATACATGATCTAGTGTATATGTACCCGTGGACCATGGGTTCTGACGCACATAATGATGTGTAACAATATCGGCATCGGCCGGGTTTACTATGGGTGCATAACAAGGTAGCATAATCTCTAACAAAATAGAGGGCGGATGATTTAGATACGATCACCTGTCACCTTGTCTGCGACGGCCTTCACCAACTGTGTTGTGAGTTGGGCCTGACCGGCGGCCTTATAATCATGTGTGCATTGATGTTCCTCAGGAAGGCGATGTTGGCTGCAGAAACGCTGATCACATTTGGTGCAGGCGAAGTCGCTGAGGGAGAGTTTCTTGCGGCAGCAGATGCAACGATTGGAGGATGTCATTTGTTTGTAAGGTGGAGGCTTAGTCACATTGACTTCACCTGCGTACAGGCACCCCGTCATTTTTGCCGGTGACCGGTAAGGTAGGATGATATGGGACGAGCCATGGATACAATTTGCAACGGATCAATCCGGGCCGGCACGCGAGTTTTGCACTACACTGCCACCACCAGATCCACCATCAGGCGTAATCTTTGATTGTGTACGATCAGAAGAGAGATCGGATCATTTCTTATTGGAATTCCAGGGGCTTGTGAGAACACAATGGTCTGTCCCTGTGTTACAAAAGCGGCTGGCAGGTGCTTGGATTGCAGCTGTATGGGCGGCAGATGGTAAGATGAAGGGAACATGTGTACTACGCCCTTATAGGGGTATCTGGCTCCTTGAGTCGTTGGCAGCAGAGAGAGGGCACGGTGGGCCACTGATGCACACGGTGGTCTACTGGCTCTGGATGTTCAAGCGGATGCCATTCAAGTTGGGGTTCCAATGGGAACTTACAGGGATGCAGTATCTATCTGCATGGTGGCGTGGATGGTTGGCTGCAGAGGCAGAGTTACAATGGGGATGGCTCTGGCGCCTACCATCATCAGATCCTAGTGGCTGCTCCTTCTGTCCTAGCACGCATGTGCAGCTTGAACCACCTGTCTTTGACATGCCGACACTTATACAGGGCTCCAACTGGTCTGCTGTTGTATCGGACTCCGGTAAACAAGATGGTATGGGGCTTGTATTGACTTATTCGGGGACGGTTGATTGGTCAGTCGTCGCCAAAAAAGGTGGATGGGTCTCGCTATGGATGCGGGCTGCGGCACGCCCTGGCCCTACATGGAACTGGACAGGGGAGTTTGTTGTGGTTGGGCTTTTGAATCACTGGGGGTCACTTCCATCACTCACATGGATTACACCAGAGGTCTAGATTGTTCTACGTAGCACTGTAGAACGTGTGGTGGTTACCGTGAGGCCACGTGGTGTGATTGGGAAGAGGCGGGATATCAAACTCATTATTTTTGTTATTCTTGTTGATGTTGATGTTGTTAATATTGTCCTCAATGCGGGCATTATTGAGATCATGGGAGATCTGGTTTGCAGTATCATCCTCATTCTCTGCAGCCTCCTCATCCTCATCCTCCACACTAGAGGCCTCCAGGCTCTCTTCCTCTGCAAAGATATCATCCTCCGCAGAAATCCATCCAACAAAGAGCAGGTCAATCTGCTTCAGGATATTATGTGCCTCCCAAGAGAGACGATTGGGGGGCAGACAGATACTCGGCATCATCGGCATGTCAAGCTGCACGGCTAGGAAGGGGTTGGAATCCGCAGCAATCAGGAAGAACATGCTACTCAGATAGCTGGTTAGCATCTTGTGACTCATCACCTGCTCAGTGGTAGAGCCGCCCTCATAGTATTTGTAGGTGACAGTGGCCTTGTGCTCACCGATGTACGTGATTCGGATAATATCATCCTTTGCCGAGTTGTCGGCATCACGCTGGAAACGCAGGCGAATAATCTTGGAGCTGGACATCGTACGTGGGTGTTGTCAGGCAGGGCGGGTGGTCAACTTTGGGTCACCTACACGAGGCGTAAGTTGCTTCCTGCCGTCAGATAGGCCTTCTCAACTGCAATATAGTACTCTGCAATGGCACTACGGGCTTCTTTTGCACGCTCATTCACATAGTCCGCCGAAGATGCACCCGCAACAACATTTGGATGTAGACGCACAACCTCCTGTTGTGTCTCTGGATCTACAATTACAAGAATTAGTGAGTTCAGGATACCCCACATCTTGCGTACGTGATCTCGGTAGAGTGCCTGTAACTCTTGGATACCAGCCTGCACCTCCTGGAACGCCACACGTGGGTTCTGACTCTGCTTACAGATAGCCAGATTGGCAACATTTGTGATGCGCATCTGATCCAAGAACTTCGTCTCACCAGGGCGCTCTAACTTAGGATTGGAACCCGTGCCATTATACAGTGATGATAATTTACTAAGGAAGTTATCCCACTCGGGCTCAAACTGTGTCTTTGAGCGATCCTCAGAAAGAGCCGACCAGTCACGAACACTCAGGAACTGTAGTGTTGACCAAGGATAGACGCGTGCCAAGTTCGGCATTGTCCAGTACTTGTCTGTGCAGATACCAGTCTGCACAGTACGGTCACGATTCTCAAGTGCAGCTAGAGTGGTAGCACGAACCGCTGCAGGTGAGCTCTCCACTGACACAGCGCTGCGAAACAACTTCAGTGTATCACCGATACTCTTGGCAGAAGAACTGGGTATATCAAAATCGGTTACACCTGGGATTACCTGTGTTGTGACTGGGCGCAGAGCCACCTGTGGTGCACCTGCCACGGTACTTGTAGGAGGACGCCACATCGCTTGTTGAG